AATCACAAGAAACATTAAGCAAGATTATGGAACTCCTTAACCTACAAGACGAGGTTAAGTTAGAGTCTATGAAATTAGAGAACGGCACTACTATTGAAGCCGAAGCATTTGAAGCCAACCAAGAGGTGTTCATCGTAACTGAAGAAGACGAGAAGATTGCTCTACCTGTAGGTGAGTACACTTTGGAAGATGGTCGCATCCTTGTGGTAGCTGAAGAAGGTATCATTGCTGAAGTTCGTGCAGAAGAAGAAGCTCCAGAAGAAGCACCTGCAACTGAAGAAGTTGAAGAAGTAGAACAAGCTGAAGAAGAGCCTAAAGAGGAAATGAGCTACGCTACTAAAGAAGAGTTATCTGCTGCGGTTGAAGAGATGAAGGCTATGATTGAAGAAATCAAAGCAATGATGTCTCCTAAAGAAGAAGAGATGGCTGAAGAGGTTAAGGAAGAAGAAGTAGACTTATCTGCTGACGAACCTGCTGCAAAGCCTATTAAGCACTCTCCAGACACGAAGACTGCTGACTTGCAGAAGTTCTCTAAAGGAGCAAGAAAAGACACTCTATCAAGAATCTTTGACAAATTAGGATAATGAAGAAAGTAGAATCTATTTGGGCAGAGTTATCTGCCAAGCAAGTTGAGTTGAGCGAAGAGAAAGTAGAACTTTCAGTAGCACAAGATTTACAAAAAGGTATCACTAAAGTATCGGCTGAAATTAAAAAGATGCAATCTGCTATTTCATCATTTAACAAGGCAGAAGATGTATTTGAGGATGCTAAAGATGCTTTAAGAGATGCGATGAGAGATTCTGGTGATATTGAAAACGCTCAAATTGACATTGTAAATCAAGCAGAGACATCGGCTAAAGAGTTGGGTGTAGATGTTTCGGCTATTAAAGGATATAAAGAATTGATAGATTCAATTGAAGATATGCAAGTTCTTTATAAAGAAATGAACCAACTCGTATAAACAATAACAACAATCAATAATTAAATAAACAGAAAGATGGCTACATCAATCACAACTACATATGCAGGAGAATTTGCAGGAAAATACATTTCTGCTGCATTGTTATCAGCCGACACTATTGAAGGTGGCGGTATTACTGTAAAACCAAATGTTAAGTACAAAGAGGTAATGAAAACTCTTTCTACTAACGCATTGGTTAAAGACGCTGCGTGTGACTTCGCTGACCAAAGCACAGTTACTCTTGCAGAGCGTGTTCTACAACCAGAAGAGTTCCAAGTAAACTTGGAATTATGTAAGAAAGATTTCCACAACGATTGGGAAGCAGTTCAAATGGGTTACTCTGCATTTGATAGCCTTCCTCCTTCATTCGCTGATTTCTTAATCGGTCACATCGCTGCTAAAGTAGCACAGAAGACTGAAGAAAACATTTGGCAAGGTGCAACTGCTAACGCAGGTGAGTTTGACGGCTTTACTGCTTTGTTAGCTGCTGATGCAACGGTAATTGATGTAGTAGGTACTACAGTTACTGCTGCAAATGTTATCGCTGAATTGGGTAAAGTAGTTGATGCTATCCCTACTTCAGTTTACGGAAAAGAAGACCTTTACATCTATGTATCTCAAAACATTGCTCGTGCTTATGTTCGTGCATTGGGTGGATTCGGTGCTAACGGACTTGGTGCTAATGGTGTAAACAACGCTGGTACTACTTGGTTCAATGGTGGTGACCTTGCATTTGATGGTGTTAAATTGTTCGTATGTTCTGGTATGCCAGACGACGATATGGTAGCAGCACAGAAGTCTAACTTGTTCTTCGGTACAGGTTTGTTGGCTGACCACAACGAGGTGAAGCTAATTGATATGGCTGACCTTGATGGTTCACAAAATGTTCGTGTAGTTATGCGCTTTACTGCGGGTGTACAACACGGAATTGGTGCAGACATCGTTTACTACTCATAATAAGTAGTTTAGTTAATAATTAAAGGGGCAGGTAGGCATATGCTTGTCTGCCCTTTTTTATAAAAAAAAATAAAAGAAATTATGGCTTGTGATTTAACAAAAGGTCGTGCGCTCCCTTGCCGTGAGTCTGTAGGTGGTATTAAAGCCGTTTACTTTGTAGACTTCGGTGACTTGGGTACGATTTCTCTTACTTCAGATGAGGTAACAGATATGACAGGAACATTCTCTGCTTACAAGTATGTGTTGAAAGGCACATCTTCAGTAGAGCAAACAATCAATGCTTCTCGTGAGAACGGAACAGTATTCTTTGACCAAGCGGTTAACCTTACTTTGCCTCAATTGAGCAAGGAAGATAACAACGAGTTGAAGTTAATGGCTTACGGAAGACCTCACATCGTTGTAGAGGACTACAATGGTAACGCTTACTTGGTAGGTCGTGAACACGGAGCAGATGTAACAGGTGGTACTATTGCCTCTGGTGCTGCTATGGGAGATATGAGTGGTTACACTCTTACCTTCAACGCTATGGAGCGTACTGCTGCAAACTTCATTAACGGAGCAACAGATGGTAACCCATTTGCAGGAATGAGTTCTGCAACTGATACTATTGTACTTTCATAATAAAGTAGTATATTTGTTCTGCACTTGGTGCGGATAATAGGTGTTTTGGTTAGGGTAGTCTTCGGGCTACCCTTTCTTTTTGATAACACTTTACCTCTCTTGTGGTTAACCTATTATGCATATAGTAACTACAACAGACAAGAAGATATACTTTGTTCCCAGAGCGTTTGATTTAAGCGTGTCGGTAGTTATTACTGATGAGGAGACAAATGTATCTGCTACGGAGTCTTTAACGGCTACGAAGGAGGCGAACTACCTCCATATCACACCTACTTATACATTCGTAGAGGGTAGGTACTACACAATAAGAATTACAGGAACAAACGAGATATACAGAGGTAAGGTCTATTGTACTAATCAGACTAACCTTGAGAAGTTCAGTGTCAATAGTGGTGAGTTCACCTACTACGAGGATACTGATAATGATAATCAATACATTTACCGATGAGCAATATACGCATCGTAAACCTCGCATCGCATACTACCCCTGCGGTTGTAGAAGACAATCGTAAGCAATGGGTAGCCTATGGTGAGGATAACAACTACTTCCAATTTCTTATAGACAGGTACAATGGGAGTGCTACCAACAATGCCATTATAAATGGTATGACCGAGCTTATCTACGGAAAGGGTTTGTATGCTACCGATGCATCACGAAAGCCTGATGAGTACGCTATGATGAAGAGTCTCTTCTCTCGTACTTGTATGCGTAAGATAACCTTTGATTTAAAAGCTATGGGTCAAGCGGCTATGCAAGTTATCTACAACAAGGACAAAACAAAGATTGTCCAAGTAGAGCATATGCCTATTGAGACTCTCCGTATGGAGAAGATGAATGACGATGGTGAGGTTACAGGATACTACTACTCTAAAGATTGGACAAAAATTCGTAAGAAAGGTTTTGAGCCTATTAGAATACCTGCTTTTGGTTATGGAGAGAAAGGTGAGGGTTTAGAGATTTATTGTATTAAGCCTTATCGTAGTGGATTTTACTACTACTCACCTGTAGACTATCAAGGTGGTTTACCTTATGCAGAGTTGGAAGAGGAGGTAGCTAACTACCACATCAACAATATAAAAAACGGTCTCTCACCGTCAATGTTAATTAACTTCAACAACGGTGTACCTACTGAAGAGGAGCGTGAGCTTATAGAGAGACGAATCATACAGAAGTTTAGTGGTTCATCTAACTCTGGTAAGTTTATCTTGGCGTTTAACGACAACAAGGAGATGGCTGCAAGTATTGAGCCTGTTCAGTTGAGTGATGCGAGTGAGCAGTATCAGTTTTTAGCTGACGAGAGTATGCGTAAGTTGATGGTAGCCCATAGAGTTACTTCACCTATGTTGATGGGTATTAAGGACAATACAGGATTGGGTAACAATGCTGACGAGTTGAAGACGGCAAGTTTGCTATTCCACAACACGGTTGTTAGACCTATTCAAGAGTTGATATTAGATGCTATTGATGACATCCTTGCGGTGAATGGTGCTTCATTAAATGTATTCTTCAAGACACTACAACCTTTGGAACTACAAGGGGATATGATTGAAGAGGAAAAAGAAGAATTGAGCAAAGTAGAGTTGGGGGACGATAGCCGCCCTTTTCTTGATGACGAGTTAGCCCACGAGATGTTAGATGCATTGGCTGACTTGGGTGAGGAAGAGCCAGAGGGCTATGAACTCATTGATGCAGAAGAAGTAGGAGATGAAGAGCCAGAAGACTTTGATGTTGAAAGCTATTTAAACGGGCTTGTAAGCCTTTCTGCTACTCAAGATAGCAATCAAGACACCGAACTCTATAAAGTGCGTTACAAGTATTCTAAAGGCACTTCAAAGACACCTATGGGTCAAAGCAGAACTTTCTGTAAGACTATGATGTCTAAAAAGATGTTATACCGTAAGGAAGACATTGGACAGATGAGTGCAAGAGGTGTCAATAAATCATTTGGACACAAGGGTAGAAACTACTCACTATTTAAGTACAAGGGTGGTGTAAACTGCTACCATAGATGGGAGCGTAGAATCTACAAGAAGAAGTTAAAGAAAGACGGAACTGAATGGGGTGGTAACGCTCTACAGGGGACAAAGTTTGTGAATGTAAACCAAGCGGTAAGAGAAGGATTTAAGATGCCAAAGAACCCTAAAGAGGTGGCTAAAGCTCCTATTGATATGCCGAGACAAGGGCATCACCCTAATTACGGAAAATAATGGCAAAGGTATTATTTATAAAGAGAGACGATTTAGTACGCAATAGCGTATTGTCTGGCAACATTGATTCGGACAAGTTTCTTCAATTCATAGAGATTTCTCAAGAAATCCATTTGCAGAACTATCTTGGCACAAAGCTCTACGATAAGTTACGCAATGACATAATCAATGCTACATTGACTCCTGCTTACGAGACTTTGTTAGATGACTATATTCAGCCTATGTTGATTCATTGGGCTATGGTAGAATACCTACCTCACGCAGCTTATACTATTGGCAATGGTGGTGCTTACAAGCACACGGCAGAGAACAGTATAGCTATGGAGAAAGAGGAGGTAGACTTCTTAACGAACAAGCATAGAGATATTGCTGAACACTACACTCGTAGGTTTATTGACTTTATGTCTTTCAACCAGAACACATACCCAGAATACTATACAAACAACAACGATGACATATCACCAGACAAAGATGCAGTCTTCAACGGTTGGAACTTGTAGGAAACGCTACAAGGTCAAAGAGGTTAACCTAAAGAGACTTGAAAAGCTTGTAAAAAAATTAGAGAATGAGTAATTGGGGAAGCATATACGGAAGCACTTGGTGGGGTTCACAGAACGCTATCAACTTCAATGAGGTTAGCTACTACATCTATGCGGTAGATGAGTTAAAGACACGAGCATTAGCCGATGGTGCTATTATGGAGGGCTTTGGTTGTGCGAGTGAGTCTATCCGTACAATGGGTGAGAGGGATTCAGCAGATGTTATATTCTTGACCTACGACAAGCGAGTATT